AGATCAATCAAACCTTGATATCTATTTTTACTAGAATCAACAGTTGAAGTATCAATCTCTAATTCTAAATTTACTTTTTTAGTTTCTGTACTCATTATTTTCCTTGTTGTTGTCTTCGTTGTTCTTTTTCATTCTCTTCCTTAATATATGTAATTAACATATCCACATATATTTCCCTTTCCCAAGGTAGCATATTCTCTAAATCAGCGAGAGTATATTTATGATGTTGCATTAGAGAAAAATTAATACTATAATAATTCTCTAAACTATCATGTGAAAGGGCTATGCGAAAAAATCGTTTAGTCCAGTTAGTATTATCTCACTCTCTTTTTTAGTCTTCGGATTCTTAACTTTAATAGTATGTTTTAACTTAGGCATAGTATCAAAGAAAGATTGAACTTCTTTAAATTGTCCTGTTGTTAATTGCTCAATAAAATCCGTCAACTCTTTTTTAGTCTGATCTTTAGGGTCATAAGTTTTCTTACCACCTTCTTCATATATTTGTAGAATACAAGCACTAATTACTTCTAACATATTGCTAGCATTAATATCTTGTATACCACTTTCTTTAAATGAATCAATAGTAGGATACTTCATAATTATACCCATATCTTTATTTAATTCAATCTTATTAGTATGATCATCACCAACTTGAACTTTGACCTCATTTAAATCTAATTCTACATCAGCATAAGTCTTACCATCATCTGGACAAAGTACTTTAATTTTAGAAACTTCACCAACAGACTTTGATCTTATCTGTAAGAAAATGTATTCAACATCAAACATAGGTAAATCACTCATGTTTACTTTATTGAAAGTACACTCACTCACAATGTCTTTTACTGCCTGAACAATATCAGCATTCTTTTTGCTTTCCATTGCCATCATTAGTATTTTTTCTTCTTTTACCAAGAACGGACGATATTTAACTTTCTCATCTGTTGATGGTATTTCCAACTCATATGTTGGAGTTGTCAGTTTAGGTAGCGCCATAATATTTTCTCCTTATTATATAATTATTATGTAAATGGTGGGAAAACCTTCCCCTTAAATATTCTTCCAATAGGATTCCATACTGTTCTCCCTTGTTGAAATATGTCTTTACCTGCTCTTTTTAGACTAGGTGGTAACCTATCTATTAGACCAGGTGATCTTGCTTTAACATTAGCAGCTGTCTGCATAGCGTGACCGAAGTCTATACCTGTCGTTTCTGTACCCATATTACGCCATTGTTTGTATGCAAATTCAACTGTTATCTTTTGTATTTCATTTCCTTTGGCATATCCATATTCTACTGCACCTATCGTAGCAGGATATACATCCATAGCTTCAATAGCATAAGTTGGCATATCTCTATTAACTTCTGTGTCTGAACCTAATTGATATATATGCATTTTACCAACATAGTCATCATAATAGTTTGCTTCATGTCTTATAGGATCTACACATAGATTTTGCCATGCTTCCATGAATTGTCTTTCTCTCATATACTTATCTGCATAGAAAGTTGCTGCTATATTACCCTCGTAAGTATGTGTTTGAACCATTTGTCTTTTAACATCTGTTCCATACTGTACTTCTTGTTGTAGTAAATCTCTACCAGGCATTGTAACAGTATCACAATGTATATTAACTTGTCTTCCGATAGTTTGTGTTAGTTGATTTAATACTCTACCACTAGAATTGAAATTAACTTGACCGTCACCGTTATACATCTCATTGTCAAGTGTTTGACCATCTCTATTTGTAGTGGCGTTTTGCATTTTAACTGCTTGTCTTAAAGCAGAAGGTGGGAATAATCTTATAGCATATCTTGATGGTCTAGCATATCCTTCTGCTGAAGCCATAGCCGCTCTAAAACGACCGATAGTGTTATCGGTGTTGGCATGCATTTTAAATCTAGGATCTCTATCTGTCTTGTGATAAGCACTAGATTTATAATCACCTCTTGATATACCACCTCGTATATCAAAAGGACCTATTCTTTTACCTGCTCTAAATATTGCCATTAGTACGGACTTCCTTTTTTAAATCTTGCAACAGGTAGAAATATTGCAATCGCCATTTCATCTGCTGGTATGTTCAAAAATGATGTTCTCACCTGATTGAACAAATAATGTTTTGCTGTCTTTTTCATATAACTATTATTTCGCCAAGGAATATTATATCTTGTTTTCTTATCAAATCTATTATCACTAGCATCCTTTGCTAAACTTCTTAAAAATGCCACTCTTGCAAGAGGTGGTAGATAATGAAAGTTTAATCCTATAAAACCACCTTTTGCTGGTTCTAAAGGTAGTATCAAAGGAAACGTATCATAGTAAGGTAGTCTATCTTTGTGTTTAGGGTCATAACCAAAAAGATTCATAATACCATACTTAGGTCTTAATGTTGCTTTACCTTTATTTATTAAACTTCTTGCACCAGGTGTAGTCATTGCTGCTACTTTTTTTCTGTACCAGTCGTATGATTTAGGACCTGTTGTAGTGTCTAATATCTTATCAAATACTGTTGCCATACTACTATTTATATAGGTTTATAGATCGTAATTAATTCTTCCTTACCTTTAACTTTGATCTTATCTACTTCAATTGATTTGATATTTGTTAGTTTTTCTTGGTAAATGATGAATATAATACAGGTGTTACCTTGCCATTTTCGTCTTTGTAGTTTCTTGTAGTTGCCTCTAATCTTGCAGCTAGATTTACTGAATCACCAATAACAGAATAATCTAATCTCATTTCACTACCCATATTACCTACGATACAAATACCTGTATTGACACCTGATCCTATGTTGATATCAGGTAGACCTTTTGCTTTAAATTCTGCCTTTATCTTATCTGTTTCTTCGGCACACTCAATACTTGTTTTAACTGCCATTTCAGCATGATTAGAACAATCAAGTGGTGCATTCCAAAATGCCATAATACAATCGCCCATGTACTTATCAATTGTACCACCATTCTGCAATACTATTTTGCTCATACGATTTAGATAATCATTAATAACTTCTACAAGACCTTCAGGATCATCTTTGTTTTTATAGTATTCAGAAATAGGTGTAAATCCTACAATGTCCATAAACAAGAAACTCATTTCTTTTCTTTCACCACCTAGTTTTAACTTCTCAGGATTCTTCACAAGTATTGCCACTTGTCTAGGGTCTAGGTACTTCTCAAATTGTTTTCTTATTTGTTGTTTAAGTTTAAACTCTTTGATGAAACGATTGAATGTACTATGAAATCCTACAATTGTCAAGCAAATAATTGCCCAACTTACATCTGCCAATATAAGATATTGACTGAATAGGTAATGTGTTGCATATAGTAGTATAACATATAATCCGATAAATGTCAAGCCTAAAGTGATGTATGAGAAGTAATTAGCAGCAAGTATTATAACACATCCTATTAAAAATGCAAGCACTAATTCAACTAAAAAACTGATATCGATTCTTTGTATATTCTTTCCGTCTAATACTGTTTGTAGTGTACTAGCAGTTATCTCGTACATATATCTCTCACCTAATGGTGTTGCAACAATAGAGTTAAGACCTTCTGCTGTAGGTGCAATGATAACTGTTTTACCTTTAAACTTATTCGCTTGATCTATGTCTGCTAAACTGATTGTATCATACTCTTTGTTCCATCTTAACCATATACGAGCATGAGGATCTGTTTTGATTATAGAGAAACCTGGTACTCTTAATGCAATGATACCACCTTGACCTGCCTTGACTTGATAACTAGGGGCACCTACAGCAACTCTTATGACTTCAATTGCCATAGCAGGATATGTTTCATCACCTATTTTCATTATCAAAGGTATTCTTCTTACAACACCATCTATCTCTGGTACTGTATTTACAACACCTACACCACTTGCGTTCTCACCTAATAGAGGAATCGGACCTAACATACCTGGCCAACTGAATAACCATGGCATAGGGTCATTGACTTTTGCAACACCTCTTGGTACTGCGTTCTTATTTGTTTGTGTTGTTCCGACTTGTGATATAACTACACCGTATTGTAAGACCTGTGCTAATTCATTATCACCACCTAATCTATCTTCTTCACTAAACAATATAGGTAATACTATAATACCGACTTCTGCTTCTCGTAGTTTTATAATGATGTCGGCAAGTACATCTCTTTTCCACGGCCATTGACCATACTTCTCGATTGCCTTTTCATCAATTGTAATGACACCTATGTCTTGTGATACTTCTTTCTTTTCTGATTGTAATAGTAAATCAAATGATTTTAATCTTAATATCTGTTTTACTTGTGGGTCTTTAATACCTATAAACGTAAGTACAAATAGAGTTACAAATGCAATCGCCCAATGTGAAAATATATTTTTCATTTAAAATATTTTACCTAATAGTTTAAGTCCATATAATATACCTATTACAGAAAGAACACCTGTAATACCTTGGTCTATAAATGCTGTTATACTACCTACAATTAGTAAGGCATAAAATACATAAGTCTTCCAGTTCCAAACATAGTAAAACCAACCATGTTCTTCTTTTGTAGGTCCGAAATCTAATTTTGGTTTCTTCATTAGTTTTGTGTTACCGTTGCTGAACAACTAGCCGAAGCACAGTTTTGTTCGAGATAATAGTTTTGATCTGTGCTACTATCTTGTGTTAATGTTATTGATGTATTGTTACCACTTAAATTGATATGTGCGTCATGGTCACCTGATCCATCTTGTGTTATATCTAGTGTATGACTATCTGTTAGTATTATGTTTAGATAGTGATCGCCTGTGCCTTTTTGATCTACTTGAACATTGTTACTACTATCTACATCTAAAAATAATATCTTATCGCCAGTTTCTTTTTGATCTATTGTAAGTGAATTACTATTACCATTTACTGTCACTTTTGAATAATGAGAACCATTATTATTTAAATGTAATTGTTCTAAATCTAAAGTGTTTGAGGCACCTGTTATATTTACAATAGCATTTTGTTCAGTATCTTGCCATATATCTACATCATTTGACGCACCATTTACATCTATACCTAATACATTACCATTGTTTTTTTGTGTAAGTGTTATCTCATTGTTGTCGCCTTGTATAGAACCAGCGTTTGTTAAATCAGTACCTATAATTAAATTGTTATCACCGTCTTGTACAATATCTAAATCTATACCATTACCACTTTGAGTTAGATAAATTTGATTAGTAGTTTGTGATTTGTTTTTTGCTGTATTTACTTCTGTCTGTTGTGATGATGATATGGCAGCTTGTGGTGTTGCTAATATGCTAGTATATGTATCTGAAATCAAGGCAGCCATATTTGTACCATCATAAGTAGATGTAAATTGGTTTATATCAAAGGTAACATAAACTGCACCTGTATAACCTGAATTTAATTGATCACCTGACCAACGCATCCATAATATTTTTCCACTTGTACTTTTAGCAACCCATGTACCATCACCTGTCATGTAAGCACCATAAGGATATACACCAACGCTTGTGTAATTACTATCGGTAACATCTGTATTTGTTTGTGTGATATTACAATCATTACCACAACTACCTCCACCTGTGGTACCTGCTATTGTTACAGAACCACCAGCAAAATTGTTGATGAAAGCTGCAATAGTATTATTGTTATTGCTATGATTTACATGATTTTCACCTACTAATACTAAAACTCCACCTGCTTGAATAAAACTTTGATATCTAGTTTTACCATTACTACCAATACTATTATTATATTTCATATCAAATACAACATCATAATTATTAATTAAGTTATCATCTACCGAACCTGTTGTAGATAAGGTAACTGTATAACCATCTGCCTCTAATTGTGCTTTTACATTTGTATGTGCGTCTGAATAATTACTATGATATATTAATGCCGTGTCTGCCTCACTTTTGTGACAAGTGCTTAAAAAAACTAAAATGATGATTAATGCTGTTCCTAAATAATTCATTGTTGATTAATTCTTATTTGATTTGTTGGGCTATCGCCTAATTCATAATCTATAATTTCTATATCACCTTGTGTGACATTAATAACATAACCATACTCTTGATCTAATCTTAACTCTATATTATTACCACTTTCATCTGTTCTTTTCCATACCCATTCTGGATCTTCATCTAATAGTATAACACCAAACTCATCTTGACCTGTCTTTTTTTTATCTTTACCTTTATCAAACTCACTTCTAATTTGTAAGGCAAGTTGTTTGTTTAATTGTGCTAAAATATCAACTAAAAAGTCTTGATCTAAAAAATCTATATCTAACTGTGATGTTGCGTCATCTTCTTCTGTTTCTAATAGATCAACATCTAAATCATCAAACTTTAAAAAGTCAATGTCTAAGGCATTAGCAATTTGTTTAAGTTTCTTTTCTTCTTCTACTTGATCCTCTATCTCTTTTGGTTGAGCAACAATCAATAAGTTATTAATCATATCTTCATCAAGATTTAACAATACAGGTTTCATAGGTTTTGATTCCATTGTATCAACTTGTGTTGCTTGAAATGCTTGATTCATTATTACAAACCCAGCATCTGTTTGTACTTCAATCTCACCCACATAACATTGACCATTACCATTACAACTAGGTAACAATACAATTGTTGAACCACCTATTTCATTTACAGTCATAGCAAAATCAGTACCTCTAACAGCAATAGTTGCCGTAGGTGTTTTTATATTTACATTTTGTGCTGAGTTTTTAGCAATTTGACCACTTGCATATCTAACTGTGCCAAGTGTTGCTTTGAGAGATAACTTACCTGTGTTAGTATTAGGATCATAAACAAATTCATCTATAATAAGTTTACTATGAGCCGTAACATCAACTCTAGTGTCATCTATAAATTTTATGCCAACTTGTCCTTGACCTGTCTTAACAGTATCATACGAAAAAACATCTAATTGTTTTTCAACTTCAATATCTTTATCACCGTCTTGTCTATCGATAACGGCACTACCATTATGAATAGTGACCTCACCGATAGAAGCAAAACTATTTGTTACTAAAGTCGTAAGGGTTAAAAGTATGAACCCAATTATAAAATTTGTAACACGCATATATTGTTAATCCTGTAAATAAAAAAAATGTAATCATTAGTCTGTTTGACTGATATCAATATCAGCATTATCTCCACTTGTTGTTAAAGTTATCATGTTGTCATTTGTACCTGATTGTATAATATCAACATCTGCGATACCACCTGTGTGTGAATGTATTAGTGTGTGACCAACACTATCACCATTGCCGTCTATGTCAATTAAGTAATTGTTAGTATCACCGTTTACTGTGATTGTAAGTATAGCACTATTACCATCAACTGTAGCAGCGATTACGTTACTGTCTGATCCTGATTGACCAACTAAATCTACATCTGCTGTATTTGCTGATGATGTTAGACCTATATCTAAATCAATATCATTTGAACTACCTGTAAAGTTAATTACAGCATTAGCAGTACCACATGAACTGTTACTACCTCCAGTATCACAATTTAAGTCAACATTGTTTGAGTTACCAACTAGGTTAATAACACCTGTGTATGTAGCACCAGCGATCTGATATGTGATTACGTTAGAATCACCAATCTGATCTATATTTAAAATAGTTGTCACACCAGCAGAAGCTGAAGCAGTCGTTGAGTTACCAACTGTATTGTTTTCTCCGTCTTGTGTTATATCTAAATCAAGAGCATTACCTGATTGAGTAACATATATGTCGTTAGCATATGACAAACCCGTCATCATTAAGAACATAATAACACTAATTATTGTTTTCATTTTTCGTGTAATCCTTTTACTTTGTTTTCTTTATATTTCCAGTAACCTTTGTCTTTTCCAGTTTTTATTAAATCTAATATAGCGTATTCTATTGCCGTTCGAATGGCGTAGGTTACTGGTTCGTTTACAGCAACGCCACTCTCTAATTCTAAAGCCTTCGTATTCAAATCTAAAAATGTGAATACATCACCACCTTTTGAATGACTAGCAATTGTTTTAGTCACTTGTGTGGTTAACAAAATCTCTCCTGTTTGTACTGCAACAATTCTCATTGAAACAGTTACTTGATCAACTCTATATTGTTCACTTATTCCTATGCCAAGATATCTAGCACCTTTACCACCTGATTGTATATTACTATCATAACCTACAATACTACCTTCTATAAGAAGACCTGCAAACGTCAAAGGTTTTAATATGTTACCAACTTCTGCTTCGCCATCATATTCTACTCTTGTTGATCTAATTAGTTGTCGTTCTTTGATTAGATTGTCTAATCCTTCTCTTTCTAATACTTGAAACCAATCGCCATTTGATACTTCTTTTAAAGCGTCAATCACAAATGTGCTACCGCCTTGTGTAACAGCAGTTGACAATTGAGAAAACTTTGTACTTGGTTTTCTTTGACCTGTCAAGTCTGAAAATCTATAAACAGCAATCGTAATCTTAGGTTGACCATCTAATTTAGGTATTGCTCTCAACTTTTCTTTAGTAGTTGTTGATTCTATGAAAGGTAACTTACCTTTGTAACCTTCAATATCTTTATTAGCAGCACAACCTGATATAAAGTCCTAATAATATAACTATATTTTTCATATTTAAATAAAGCCCTATTAAAACTATAAACAATCCCATTAAAAAAACTAGTATTTGAATTTTTATCATTTAAAATTTAAAGTCACCGATAGGAACTGCCATTGTAGTAACTGTTCCGTCATCTGCTGTGATTGTTAATGTAATGATTTCAGTTGTAGTATCTTTGACCCAGGCAATCTGAGCACCTTCAATCGTTGAAGTACCACTTGTAGGACAAGTCGTTGTTTCGCTATCACAACTTGTACCAAACATATTGTCAACCAATTGTTTAGAAAGGTTAGCATATATTCTACTCTCTACGTTAGCAATAAATTTGTTTACTGTCTTGTTTTTTTCTGCTCTTTCAGCAGCCGCAGCTGCTGATTTTAGATCGTCAATAACTCCTTGTTTTCTTTGTACTTCTAATTGATTTATAGAAAGCACGTGACTAGAATATCCATTACCTGAAAAGGCAGGATTCTTAAACTCGTGTGTCATTTCAGACGCTAATAAACTATTGCATAATACAATATATGTTAATACTAACAATGTTTTTTTAATAATGTTCATTTTTATTTTTCTAATTGTTTATCTATTTTGTCCCATTCTTCATTGTCTTTTTCTTGTTGTGTTTTAGGATCATCTTTTCGTTTAATGCCTTTACACTTTTCTCTTATCTCTTTAAACTGATCTGGTAATTCTAAATTTTTATAACGAGAACACATTTTTAACATTTCTAATTGTTGTCTTATTAATGCGTTTTCATTAAACACTTTTCTGTATTCTTTACCACAAGTTGTAGTTAATGGTATTCTTAGTCTAACACCTACTGTTCCTCTATCATCTTCGTATCCACTATTAGATGTACCTGTACCTGTATTATCTTGTTTAGAATATTCCATGTAAGGTTCTAAAGTAGGTCCTTGACAATGACTATCAGATTGTAAGTAATCGTTTCTTGCGTGTGATATACTAGACCATAATATAAACGCCATAACAAAGGTTATGAATTTTAACATTAATAATCTCCTGTAACTTCTCTTTTAAAATCTTTTAAATCGTATTTTAAATCTTCTACACTATTTGACATTTTGTAATAACTGTCATTTAATGCTTCTACTTTTGCTCTTGCAGTAGCTAATTCTGATCTTGCATTTGTCATCTCTCGGAAGACTTCTTCTCTTCCTTCAGTATATGCACGATTTAAATTTTTAACTTCTATTGAAAATCTTTCGTCAATGGCAGATATTGTTGTTGACATTTCTCTCAATTGTAGAGTATGTTTTTCAATAGTATTGTTTAATTTTATTATAGTATTAATACCTGTATAGAGCGTACCAAGTACAGCTGCCATAATCGGTACCCATGTTAATAGTTTTTTGATTTCCATACCTACCCCCTTGTGGTATTAGCAATTCGCTGTAAATATGATATAAAATGATGTAAATTTGATTAAATAAGTCGCTACTATTTATAATAATAGCCAAAAAAAAGGGGACCGAAGTCCCCTTTTCTCTATAATAAAGTTAGTTTATATTACTTTTTAGTATATATCGAGTATAGTACCCAAACAGCAACTAGACCAACTAGTCCTTGAGCAGAAAATCCTGCTATGATGTTTTGTACATTACCGATCACAGAAATATCTGGCCAAAATGGTATAGATTGTCCTGCGAAAAGTACTTCTAGTACAATACCCAGAGCGATAAGTGAAACACCTACGTCTGATAATGCACTTGCCCATGCTTTTATTTTACTTATAGCGTCCATATAATTATCTCCTTTATATGATTTGATATCTCAACTTCTTTCATAATATAGTATGTTTATTTATAAGAATAGTTGGTCGTGCAACTAGTTTTTGTTGAGAGGCCTAGTTGCAATTACCCCTTATAAAGAAACAGGTGGAGAGATTTTACTCTTCCTCTGCCAACTTACTAAAGTAGGATAACGTTTCATCGCTATCATCTTCTGTAATCGGTGTAGGAGATGTATTATCAACTGTTTCTGTTTTGACTGGTACTACATTGGTGACAGGTGGGATCGTCACGTCTTCAGCAGTTCCAGTACTTCTTGTACCAAATAAAACTTTATCTAGTTTCGCTTTTAGCTCATCATATGATTTAAAGTTTTCAGGTGCAAGAAATGGTTTAAGGGCATATTGTTTATCCCAAACTTGTTCGATTGCCTCATCATTCTCTTTGATTGGTGTAGGACTATCAAATTCTGATTTATCATAGTTCCAGTAACCATCAACTTTTCTGATTTTCAATTTGAAGTTAGCACCTTCCCAGAAATCAAATGGGTTAATAGGTTTCTCATCTTCAAATTCAGGCTTCATCGCTTCGGTAATCTTATCAAAGATTTTCTTACCGAATTTAAACAACTTAATCTGACTTCATTCTCAGGATGTTTTGAGTCATTGACAATTAGAATATTTGCAATGTAAGATAATTTTCTTTTTCTTTTTCTTGCAATCTCTTTGTCTGCTTCAACACCTGAATTCCATAGTAAACTGTTAGATTCACTAATAGGACATTTTTTGTTAAGAGTTGTTAAACTATTTTCAATAAACCAACCACCAGGTCCTTGAAAAGCATGAGACCATAATCTCGCCCAAGGTAAGTCTTCACCTTTGACTGCTGGTAGAAATCTAAAAACAGCATAACCGTTACCTGATTTATCTAATTCTGGTTTCCAGAATCTATCATCAGCGTATGAGTTCTTTTGTTTTTGAGGTTCTGATACTTTTGAAAGTTCGGACACTAAAGTGTCTAGGTTTGATTTTGACCTTTTTAAAGCCGCTATACTTGTGTTCATATATATTTTCCTTTGTATGTTGTTGTATAATTGTATTTGTATATGTGCTGTATTAATCGCACTTCATTATTTATAAGACTAATTCTTAACAAACCAAGATTTAATCATTGCTATATTATTAGCAGTTTGAATCTTACCTTTTTCCCAATTATCTTTTTGAAATTCTTTTATATCTTGAATCTCATTAGAGATATGAGTAGTTACCTTGTTAATTATATTATTCTCATTAGTATTTCCCACAGTAGCGGTAAAGCATAATACTAAAAGTGCTATCATTATATTTTTCATAGTTCTATTATATCACTTTTTAGATTGATTGTCAAGCAATCGTTTCTTTTCTTCTATTAGATCAGATACTTCTTTGGCAAGTGTCTTATTATCATGTTTTAAATGAGTAATAATCTTGTCTTTATCGTCAATAATTCGTTCTAAATCGTTAGGTCCTCTATCGTCCATTATACTTCGGTCCTTACAATGTGTTTTCTCAATGATCTTACAAGTCTTTCTAGGTTATCTATTGTATCAATCATAGCTTTATCTGTAATAAAGTGTTGTTTTTCTTTTAGTTTATCATACTCTTTTAATGTTATCTGCACCATAGGGCTTGGTCTTACCTCATTCTCAAAAGACCTATCTACTGAATTGTCTGACTTCTGTCATATTTTCTCCTTATAATCTTTTGGCTTTTGCTGCCACTCGTTTCGCTTCTGTGATTATTGCTTGTCTTATTCTTCTACCTATAGGTATTTGTACAGATTGACTTATCTGTTTACCTTTTTTACTGATATACTCAACACCAATAAATTTATCTTTGAAATCACCTTGAACCGACTTAACTGCCTTCTTCAAACTCATTTCTTCTTTTTCTTTTTCGTCACCTGCTTCATTCCAAAACTTGAACATTCTCATTTTTGCCATTACATATCCTTTATTTTCTTTTTTAGTGTCATCTTATACTTTGTTATGTTGTATGATACGAACGGTCTATATCTTATCATTCTATCACACAGTTTCGGCCATAGCACTTTCTCACCTATGTCCTTGTTTAGTCTTTTTGAAAACTTTAATATGTCATCTAATATTAAAAACGTTTCAAAGTTTATCTTCTTAGACAAGAAAAATTTAAGTATCGGTGGGTGTTGACCACTCTTAGAAGTAAACAAATCATCAAAACTTAATTTCTTTGTTATCTTATCTAATATATAATCTATATCTTGTTCATAGTAATAGTGTAGTGCCTCTACTTTTTTTGCCCACGTTTTATAGTTATCATCACCTGCTCTACCAATGATATCCCCAATCCAAAGATTAGTATTAGAAACAAAATTACTGACAAAATAATTAATAATATCAGTATCGCTATAAGTTCTACTAAGCTTGTGAAAAAAATACCGATCCCTTCTTTTAGTAAATGAATCCAACCTTGCCGTTGTTCTACCAAGGTGTTTATGGAAGTCATAACTCTGGTTCTTACTAGTAAAATGTAACTTGATCGCAAGATAGATTTTATATACTTCAAAACCATTCACTCTTAACCTTTAAGACTTTGTAAATATTGCAAACACGTTTCAGGTGAAGACTCGCCATAAGGATCCTCAGGTGTGTCATCGACTTGCCTGGTTCAACAAACATTTGTTCAATCTCACCATCGTT